AAAACAAAACATTTACAGTTAGTGAGTCATTAGGCGTTAACGGATGGTTTGAATTATCAAGCGGATTATCCGATGGTAAATGGCAAGGCTCAAGCGTTATTAGTGCGTATGGTAAAAACTTTGTTGCTGATGTTAGTAACGGCAATGTGTATGAATTAAATTTAGATACCTACACTAACAATAGCGACCCGCTACAACGAACAAGGGTTACACAAAGCGCTAACGGTGACTTGCTGGGTGCAAAAGGCAAGCGGGTGCAAATGTCTTGCCTTAAGATTATAATGGAAACGGGCGTAGGTGTGATAACCGGACAAGGTGACAACCCGCGTATTATGGTCGAGTATTCAGACGATGGTGGAAGAACTTGGAATAGTGGCTCATGGCCTAGAGTTGGGCGCTTGGGTGAATTTACATTGCAGGTAGAGTGGTTTAATTTAGGTTCGTTTTACGATCGCATATTTCGCGTGTCAACAACCGACCCTGTTAACTACTCTATTTATTCAGCAACTATTGACTTAAGAAGGGCGGGCAAATAATGGCTAATATAGTAAACCCACCACCGTTTTTAAGTATACCGCCTGCTTTCCTTAAAGACCCATTAATAAGGGCGTTTATCGAGCAACAGAATACTATTATATTCCAGTTATGGCAGAAGTTAGGCGGAAACGATGACCCTATATCTAATATAGAAAACTTAAGTAACAACTCTTTTAGCTCGCAACTTCAGCAGTTACAAAAAGAAATTAACGGTCTACCTAAATTCACGATTGACACAAGCGGTTTTACAACTGATTTAAGCTTCATAACAACTGATAAGGTTATAGCGTAATGGCTCAACAAAATATAATTATAGGCACTCAAGACGCTAAGGCTGGTGATACTTTATTTTCTGCCTTCACAAAGACACAAGATAACTTTACTGAGCTTTATAGTGAAATAAATAATGGAAAGATAGGTAATAGAATAATTATCAATGATTTTTCTAATTTTCCAGAGCCTATGATTTCAGATACAGAATATTACATAGGTGGCTCTATAACTATACCCACAACACTACCCGCATCATGGGCAAACCTACCTAAAAACATATCATTTACAGGCTCTGTTGTTGCCTCTGTTATCTCGTGGGGCGGTGTTGGTACGTTATTTAGTGGTGCTGACATGGAGAGGTTTTATATTGATGGGGTTTTACTTAATGCACCTAACGGAACACTTTACAATATAACTGAAACAACAACTCCGACTATTGTTAACTTACTCACTGCTAGCGTTGGTGTGTGTAAAAGCGTTGGTGTTATAAATGTTTTTGGCTTGGTTATGGACACTTGTAACTATAGGGATGTTACACAAGGGCTGGTGACTGGTGATAAAAATATAGTTTTAAATATTGCATCCGTGGCGGTAACATCAGCCAGCCCACTGTTTGTTCATGTTGATTTTTCATTATCGACACTGTCAACACTTGAGATTATAAACAACAGAGTTGTAGCTCCCTCCGGTGCATTTGCATTTAAAGGGTTACCTAATAGTGTAAATGTTGATTCTGAGCAAATAGGCTTAATCTCATCATGTGAAATTCTTGGTGGTGCTGTAGCATTAAGCGGAATAACTGCTGATGATGTTGGTTATGATTACAGGGATGTTACAGGTGTTATTGATAGCACGCCAATAGGTCATTGTTATATCGATGCTGGTGATGAATCCACCACCGCCATCACGTCAGGGGTTGAGGTTCCAGTAGCAGGGCTGTACACGCAAGGATCGGAATCATCGCAATCAACCTCTAGCGCTACGGGCGTTATAACTATGCTTAACAGGGTTGAAAAAAGAGGTAATGTCACAGTTAGTATGGACATAGACAAGGTTGGCGGCGGTGCTGACTCTTATATATTTAGAATTAAAAAGATACCAATATCAACAGGTGTTGCTGTAGATGTTGAAGGGGTGTTTACTACTAAAACAATGGCCGGAGGAGGTAGTGATAGTTTCTCTATAAGCGGGCCTGTTAGGCACATTACAGGAGATCAGTTTTATGTAACCGTTCAATCTGTCGGCAGTAATGATGACATAATAGCATACACACAGGGCTTTGAGGTGATCAACTAATGGCAATAATACAAATGGTTGACAATCTAACCATAGACATAGTGGACACTATAAAAACACTGTACTTAGCTCCTGCCGGTGGTAATGGTGTTGCTATAGATTCATTTACAGCCGCTAACACGTCAGCAGTTAACGCGAGTTATAAAGCCTATATTGTTTCTACTACCGGAGCGCAACAACCACAAATACCATTTAAAGTAGTGGTATGGGGTGAGAGTGATTTGGGTATAGGTGTTATAGATCAAATAGTACCGGCTGGCGGCTCATTAAGAGTTGAATGCTCAGCGCTTGATTCTATCTACTTTACTGTAACAGGTCGTGAAATTTGATAATTAAAGAAAGCTTTAACGCTGAAGATATTAAAGAGGTGCTTTGTCACCCCGATATATACGATACAATATCAAGTGATGATTGCCCTAAGGTAGAAGATTTTAAGTTACCAATGACAGAAGAATATAGCTATATAGTTGGTTACGTGAAAGGCGCGCCGATAGGTGTTATGATATACCATAAGTACAGAGACGGTAACACTTGCCATGTGCAGGTATTGCCAGAATACAGAAAAGAATATGCGGCAAAATTTGGAGAACAATCTCTTGAATTTCGGGGAACTCTACCACTTTACGCGGAAATACCAGACCTATATAAAAATGTATTAGATTTTGCATTATCAAATGGGTTTAGTGTTATTAATAAAATTGATGACGGGTATATTAAAAATGGGGTTAAATACCTCGTTAACGTTTTAAAGTTTAGGGGATAGATATGGGATTCGTTCGCGACCTCACAGGCAAAACAGCAGCTAAAGCAGCAATGCAAGCTGGTGATATTCAAGCATCAGCAGGGGCGGAAGCATCTACATTGCTAGACCCATTCGCGCAACTAGGCGCAACAGGAGTCGAGCAAGCGGGATTCTTAACAGACCCTAACGCACAATTTGATTTTCTGCAAAACAACCCATTATTTCAAATGGGGTTGGATAACGCCAACGATCAAACGCTTAACTTAGCAGCTGCAAGAGGCCGACTATCTTCAGGTGATACGCTTCAGCAGTTAAATCAAAACGCGCTTCTTACGGCATCGCCTTTGATACAACAACAGAAAAACTCCATAGGTGACTTAATTAATATTGGTGCGTCAACGGCAGGCAATCAAGGCAACTTGTTAACCGGTCAAGCAGCGGCACAGGCTGCTGGCATTGTTGGTGCGGCTAATGCCCGAGGTGTTGGTGCTAGTAATTTATTTGGTGGATTATTAGGAGCTGGTAGCGCACTCGGAGCGGCAGCCTTAACACCTACGCCAGTACCAGTTAAATCAGGAGTATAAGTAATGGCAATTGACGCAAGAATATCACTAGCAGCTAGGGCGCCTGAATTCGCTTCAGGTGTTACGAATGCAATTAACATATTTGAAAGCGCTTTGATGAACTCGCAAACACGCGACATAAGACAAGCGCAATCTGAACGTGCGGCAGAATTAGCGCCTTTAAATCTTCAACAGGCGGAAGATGTAGCGGCACAATCACGCAATCAACGTATACTAAAAAGTGTGAATGATTTTGCCATAGGTAATCAATCTATAATTAATGAGGCTGTAAACAAAAAAGACCCTGTGCCATTGCAAAGAGCTTTAGCTGTAAGGCGTGGGCAACTACAGCAGCAAGGCTTGCCGACAGATGAAACGGACGAGGCTATTATTATGCTCGGACAGGGTAATATCGACGGTGTTGTGAGTGCGTTAAGTGATAGCGTTAAGCTGTACAATCAAAGCAGAGGACAAGGGGCTTCAGCAGGTACGCGAGAGTTTCAAAACTTATTGAATATTGCTCAAGACCCGAATTCCACGCAGCTAGAGCAAGATTCAGCCAGACGAGCGCTTGGTGATCTTGATAATAAAAGTACATCAGCAAAAGAACGTATTG